TTCTTCTCTAATAAGTTCACCAATAGCATTGGCAAATTTAATTGCATAAGATCTTATCTCCTTAAGCTTTGATTCAGGATATCTTTCAAACTCCATAATACAGTTATTGCCCTGATCATGTTTAGATGGAGAGATGAATACTGTAAAATCTCCTTCTGGAAGAAGATCTTCATCATGCCTTACTGAATATGGAGGTTGATTCTGAGGCTTTATCCTCACATTAGTTTCAACAAATTGCATCTCATGGGTTTCTCCTTCATCATCTGTGAATACGACCAGTTCTTCTTTTTGTTTCATCTTTTCTTTAAGATGTCCATAAGTTCTTTCTGTCGAGTCTAATTCCAACATTGTAGGCACTTCGTTTCTTGTGCTAATTACTTTAACTAGTTTAACCATAATAATTTAAATTTTTGAGTTAATAAATTAATTTATTTATATAATTATAAAAATTGCCCAAACCTTCTTGTAAACAAAAATCGCTTGGGTCTTTCGGATAACCAATTGGATTATAAAAATACTCCAATTGATAAATTTGAGAGAATTTCTTGGCACTCTCAATACCTTCTTGATCATTATCGAACCAAATAATTATTCTTTTGTACCTGCTTCTATATTTATTAATAAAAACTTCTGGCAAAAAAGTAGTTTCACTATTAGGTGCGATAGCATTATAACCCAATCTCCAAAATGGGCCACAATCTTTTAAACTGCTTGTGATAAATAATATATCACCTGTTTTATCAAGTCTTTTATATCCTTGAACTATGGAGAAATCAATATTAGATATAAACTTACCTCCAAATTTATTATGAGGCTGATATATTTTCCTTCTAAATACACCTCCATGCCAATAATAATCTAGCGTGTAAGCCAAGTTGTAAACCCTTGACTGATAAAACTTTCCTTTAGAAGGATTGTTGACCCAAAAATGGGAGATTGGACAAATGTCTACTGACCTCAACATTTCTTTGGTCCAATAATATTTAGACCAAAACTTTAAATCCTCGTCTTTAAGTTTTCTTCTTTTTACTAAAATTTCTGTGGGAGAAACCTTTTTACTTCTACAAATTTCTTTAAATTTTTGTGCTTCCTTCTGTATAGGTTTAACAGAAGATCTTCCTTCTCCTAACCCTAACTGAAAATCCTTATTAATAATTTGTAGAGCTCCATAATAAGTAGTACCAAATTTTTTTGCAACAAATGGAATAGCTCTATAACTTCCAATTTGTCCAAAGTCTTTATATAAGAGGTCGTCTCCAATTATATCTATTTTGGCACTCGGTTTGGAATCTCCTGACCTTAATACTCCTTTAAAAGGTTTACCTATGCCTTCAAAATTTTCACAGTACCTTTCAAAAATATCTAAAGAAGTAATTCTTTGATATATATTTTCAGTATTAAGATCAGGACCAAATCCATACATAATTATAAAGTTTTAAATCTATTAAAAATTCAGTTTCACATCATCTTCTAAAGTTTGTCCTCCGCTGGAAGATGTATCACTATCAGGCATGGGGACTTCTACTTTATCTCCATATTGACCTTTACGAATACGCAGTTTACTTTCTTCTATAGGAACTGAGGCTTCTTCAAATATTGGAGCACTGCTTGGAAGAGTTGGATATCCTTTATTATTAAGAACTACTTTAACCCTCAATTCTTTATTTTGCCAGTTAGGAGACTTTTTTACTGCATCAATTACCTGATCTAAATAGTTATCCCACGTCTCACTTTTTATTTCAAAGTTTTCATCCTGAAATCTCTTTGTTAGATTCTTAAACACTCTGTTTATTTTGTTTATTTGATTTTTGAGAGTTTCTGTATCCCCCTCTGCAATGAAACCTTTGCCCATTTCTGGCTTAAAGAAGTAACCACTTACTGTCAGTCCTTGTTTATCTACAACATCTATTATAAGATAAGGAGGTTTACTACTATCTTCGGATACCTTTCTTACATCTTGTATGTATCTTCCAGTATCAATAGCCGTTTCTGGTGTTACTTGAATAAACTTCTGACCTGATTCTTCTGATGTTTCTTCATTAAAACCGAATGGAATATTATTCATGTCTGTCATAATTAGATAATTTTTATTAATTAATAAATTGATTGATTTACTTAATCTGCATAAACTCTATCCCAATAGGATGTGAATTTATGTTTTTCTTCATCATACTCTACTATTTCAATATCCTTATTTCTCAAATGAGGAGGTCTTGCTCCACATATAATAGATTTAGCAGTATTAAAAGATAGTATAGTTTTGTTTTCACTTCTATACATATAACCTACTGCATCACTATTTGCACATATTATATTTTTAATCTTTCCAGATAAATCTATATCAGTTACACTTACTTCTTTACCTTCTTTTTCCAATAAAGTATCTTTTAAGTGTCCAGTATATATTACCCTTTCAAAACACTCATCTAAGGCATTAATTATCCTCATAAATGCTTTTCTTAAGTATAAATATCCTCCACCTTTAGGCAGAGTTAAAATATCTGCATTAGGATCAGGAGTTTCGCCATCTTTTAATCTTCCCCAATTACTACCCATTGGTGTATCCCTATACAGATTAGCTGCTAAAGGAAGTACCATATCTTGGAGTTTTGTAGCAGTGTCAATAACACCATACTTATAAGGATAATTATTCTTATGTACGGCTGTCATTACTTCTCTGAGTTCATCTATATTATTAACCTGAACTCTCATTGCTTCTACAAAACTAGAACCTTTTTCTAAGTCAATTAGAAGTAGGTTTTCTAATAATGAAATTGCAGTGGTTTTACCACATTTTGGAGGACCATAAATAAATAACCTCTTAGGTGATTTAGAAGTTGCAGGAATCTTTTCTGTCGGCAGTTCCATCATAATTTTGTTATTTTTATTGTTACTAATTTATTTTGCATACTGATCTTCATTTAGTTGAAAAAATACATTTCCATCTGTAATTTCCGCAAATTCCCTTTCAGTAATATTATAAGGGGCATTTACTTCTACAGGGACTGTCCATTTTAATCCATCCTGCAAACATACAAGACAGACTTCTTCTTTATTTCTTCCTGTTTCAGCTAAAATATATATTTCTTCCTTTGTTCCTCTTGGTATAAATTGTTGTCCTATACTGTAAGTTTTTTCAGTGTCATTAGAATCGTTTGCCTTTACAGACTGTAAATCATCTAAGGCAACATCTAATTGTGTTGAGCAATTCCTAATCTTATCGCATAAATATTTTATTTTTTCTAATTTTTCCTTCATAATTTTGTTATTTTAAATTTAGACAATATTTCCACTATTAGTGATTTTTAATGACTTTTAGAAACGTTGTTGTTTACTATTTCTATTCCAATAGTCAATGCATGTAAAACTTCCATCAGGGTTAAACTGACCAGGAAAAGAAGCCCATGCTTGCCAAGATGAATCTTCAGGAGCAGTATACCTGTAACAGGTCTCTTTCCAGGGACAATATGATTTACCTGCTGTAGCTCCTGTAGTTTCTAATATCCCTGTGCATTTACTTATATCTGTCATAATCTTTTCATTTTAATTGAATTGTTTGTAATTTTAAACATTTGATAATTTATTCTAATTATTATTTAATTTGTAAACTATTTATTATTTAATTTGTAAATTAATCTTTTTATCTTCAATAGCTTTATATTCCTTCTCAGCTTCCTCCTTTTTCATTTTAGGAAGTAAAGGAAGCTCTTTAAATATGGAAGCTACTCCATCAAAATACATTGGCACTTCTACATTACATATGGAGATATTAGATTTTAATATTATAAAGCTTTTAAAATTATCTCCAAGTCTGGTAATATTAAATTCTTTATAACTTTTAACCCCATATCTATCAGGAGAAAATAATCCAAATACTATTAAATGATCTCTTTGACATTCTTTTGAGTTACCAAGACCTGCAAGAGAAGGTTTACACCTTTCAATAATTAATTCTCCCCTATTATTATATAATGGAGATTCACTATCACTTGCTTGTTGAAGAATATTTACTACACTCCATTTCCAATGTTTGGTTATTTGAAGTCTTGTATAAGTTCTTGTCCATTTATTAATAGTTTGTCTATCTGTCAATAATGTACCTGAACTTGTTTCCTGTGCAAGATTATTAAGATTATCTACAATCCAAATAACCTGTTCTTCTGGGTCATTAGGTTCATAATGAGAGTAAACTTTCTGTTTATAGGTTTTTCCTTTATCATCTACAAAATCGACTTCTTTATAATGATGTGTACCAAGTTTATTGCTAATGGCTCTGCCCCATTTATATAAACCTGTAGGATGATAAATACTGTCTGTAATTTCACAGTGTTCAGATAGTAATTCATCTATTTCTTTTTGAACATCATCTAATCTCTCATCTATTTCTTTAGATAAGGGATTCTTTCTTTGGCTATTAAGTTCTAAACCATCAACTCTAATATTATATTTGAGAAGTAATATAGCTGAATATAGTCTGGTAATAAATTCATCTTCTGTATCTTCTAAAAGAGATATAAGAAATCTAATTTTAATTTTCTTATCAGGATATTTTTTTCTTAATAAGTATAAACTTATTAATATCATTCCTACCCAAGCTTTTGATTTTCCTACTCCACTATTAGCTGTTATCATTATTGGAGTAGCTGGAGGGATAACTGGAATATATTCTCCAAGTCTTGGAAATAATTCTATCCATGGAAGCCCAACCAATTCTCCTGATTCAACTTTTCTCTTATTCTCTCTAAATTTATTCTTAACTTCTTCAGTCTTTTTATTTTCCATAGTTTATAGGTATTTTTTTAGTTGTGTTTATAT